TGGAAATAATTTCACAATTTATGGGAACATTGGGGTTTAAAAACCCTTCAAAATGTAAATACTCCAATAATAAAATAGCATGATCATCCGTTACTTTACTGTCAGGATCAAAAATTTTTACTTTAGTCTTATAAACTACCATGTCGATACCATTAACTTGTAGTTTTTTCATACTTATATATACACTAAAAACATAATAAAAAAGATGAACATAATGAAAAGATGGATAAACAAGATGAAAATCAAATTGGGCACATATTCCATAAAAGATGTGAAAATAAAAGATATGAGAATTTTTTTACTGATATTAATATTAGGAATTATTTTTCATATAGGTTTCGCCAATTATAAAATAGAAGGTGACAGCATGGAGTCTACTTATGAAAAGGGGGAAAAGTTATTAGTAAATAAAATTGTTTATAAATTCTCCCCCCCACAATTAGGCGACGTGATTGTTTTTTACGATCCCAAGGATGACGCTGTTTTAGTTAAAAGAATAATAGCGCTACCCTATGATGTTGTAGAAATTGTAGAAGGGGTAATGTTGGTAAATGGATTCCCCTTGATAGATGATCACAGTTACGGCATGATAGGTATGTTATTAGTTAATGTAGAAGGAAAACCCTATATAAATTGGAAAACAGGAGAGCAGGTTTACGAATACTCCAATCTAAGTAAGCAGTATTTAAAAGAAGATGAATATTACGCCATAGGAGACAATAGAACAGCCTCATGGTATGGGAAAGTCAAAAAAGAAAATATAATAGGTATAATAGTAGATTAATTGAGGTGATACAAATGCAAGAAGAACATAGAGAACCTTGGGAAGCTTTAAGTATAACAATCGCAGGATACTTATCTTTAGTATTGTGGCACTGCACAATTACGGTTATTGACTATGGAGTATCAATCATAAAATACACAGAGGAACTTAATCTAATAGATTGTATTGAAGTACCTTTTTTATCTTAATGTTTAAAGATATTTAAAAAATAATTACATCGTAACTATCACTAACATAATTACTCCATTTAGTAGAAGCTTTGGATTTAGTAGCTTTTTCGTACTGAGAATAACAAACAGCAGCCCTTTGCTTATTGTTAGGAAATTCATTCAGCATTGAGGTATCGTCCATACATTCATTCACGAAATCTTTTCGTTGCTGATTTTTATCTGGACGAGGTAACGGCACTTTACTCTTGCCCTATGTCACCCTGATCTTCGGTCTTATCTTTTTCGAGACTTTTCATTTCCTGATCAATATTTTTAATCGCGTCCTCGTGATGCTTACGTAACTCTTTTAAGGTTTCATGTTTAACATCATAAGAATCTTGACTTTGCATTTTTTGCCGCAAACCCTCTCTCATATTTCTAAAATGCTCTTCTATAGAGTAGCTATGTTCGGCTTTGGACTCCGACATTTCAATGTCAAACTCTTTAGCTTTAGCTTTGAGTTTTTTAAGTATTTTAGCCTTAACATTATCGGAAAGCTTAGACTGAGATAATCTAGCGAGAGCGTTGCGAACATGAGCCGCATCAGGAATAGGAAAATGTCTTAAACTACGTGGTTCAGTTTTACCGTCAACCTTTTTACCACCTGGTTCGATGTAAGCAAAATCTGAATCTGGCAAGTCATTTCTTTGCTTTGAAGAGAGCTTTTTAGATAAAATTTGCTCAGTAAAGTCAATTTCAGTAAAGTATTTATCACTCATAGTTAAATTTCCTAACTATCTTTACACTTTATTTAGATGAAAAGGAAGAAAAAAGATATTTTAAATTATTCAGTAACAGCCCTACCTTTATCCTCTTCCCAATCTTTTTTTGGGCGATCCACTTTTTCATTGCGGTTTTTTGCGGCTTTTAAAACCATAGTCTGTACTTTACTTTTTTTCATTTGGGCAAGCATAGATGACACATCTTTGGGGAAACACGTTCCTCCGAAGCCTCTTTTACGGTCAGGACCAGGAACATGGGAGTGACTATCTCCTATTCGTGAGTCTTGACACACAAGCTTTCTGACCTCTTTAAAGTTTAAATCATTATTAATGCAAAATTCCTGTATTTCATTAAAAAAAGAAACTTTTACGGCTAAGAAAGAATTTTTAACATATTTTACTAATTCTGCATGTTTAGTAGAAACAAAGGTTACTGCATTTTCTTTTATTTTATCGTGAGACTTAGCTTTTTCAAGTAATTCTCTAAATTTTAATAAAGTTTCTGGGAAGTTTAAAGTTCCATCTTGTTGGTAACTAGAGTCAAGATTGTCTAGCCCAAATATCCAGTTTTGATTATTATAAAAATCAATCTTCCATTTTTTTTCAGTAAGAAATTCGGGCATAAAGTTTACTTTTAATTTCCCACAAGTACCAACGGGCACGGTAGACCTGACTACTATTTTCTTTTTTCTAATCCCAGCTTTAGTTAAATCTTTTACGGCAGATTTTACAATAGATAAATCACAACTGCCGTTAGGCTTCATAGGAGTTGGCACGCATACAAAAACAAAGTCGCTGCCCTTTAAATCCTTAATCGTAGTGCCTAATGGGTTACATTTTTCAGGCTCCTTATCGAACACCAAGCACTCTACATCCTCACAAGCGAAAAGTTGAGTAGCTTTACCTACATAGCCGTTTCCGACTATTCCAATTTTCATTTTACTCATGTTGTAAAATAATAATTTATTTTTGAAAATCTAGCAATAAAAAACCCCCTTAAATAAAAAAGAGGGCTAAAGGATAATTAATAATGATAATTTTAATTAAGACATAATATTACTTAATTTTGCTATTACATATCCAGTAAATAAAACATTTAACGCTAAAAGTACTAAGGCTACTCTTGCATAATTCGTGTTAACTGTTAAAGGCGTAGAAGCCGATCTAGTTTTTTTCTTAACGCTTCTGGTGGCAACGCGTCTACTTGTTTTGTTTGTATTTTTATTCATACGGCTTTAATTATATTTTATTTTGTATATTAGTCAATATATTTTTTGTTATTTATTACACTTGTTTTTGGGTATCATTGGAATAATGAAATATAATAGAAGATGCTTCTAGGCAAGACTTTAATTCCCTAACAAAAACCCAATTTGAATCACATTGATTAACTAAATCTTCATAGCAAAATCTTCCTTCTTCATTTAATGCGGCCCTTGTAGCGCAGCAAGCACCGTTTTTAAGAGTATCTCGAACTCTTTCTAAATTTTTAATCCACGTCTCTTCTCCTTCTGAAATTTTCAATTTAAATCGACGGATAATATCAATTAATTCGAGGCCATTTTTTATCTCAACAGTTTGATAATCTATTTTAAATGGAGATTTCAAAGTTTCTTCTATTTTTTGCTTAAAAAGAGGCTCTGATTCTATAGATTTAAGCAATTTTACAAATAGGTAGCAAGATTCTGGTTGGTTTAAAGAAGAGCAATAGTTTTTAGAAGAATCAAAACTCTCAAAGGAATTCTTATTTGCGTTTAAAACATTTGTTAAGGTTTGTCTATCTAGAGAAATCATAGTTTTCTATTATTTTTTTACAAAAAGTTAATATATAATACAATAATAAAGAAAATACAAAAGTAAAGGCAAAGTTGTAAACCGAAAAATAAAATAAATTAATTAATAAATTAATCCAAAAATTTATACATATAACACAGCAAATAAGCCTCGTAAAAAAACAATTATAATTAACTAGTAAATAAGGCACAAAGAGAAGAGTAGCAAAACTTTTTTCTTTGTATTCGTTGTAGCCATGCAAGTATTTACCCCCTATGTTAAAATAATTTAAATACTCGTATGTAGCATTAGTTTCAAACCAAATAAATAAAAAAGAGCTACATGCAAAACTCAGAAAAAGTATATTATTCCAATCTAAATAAATCATTTTTTGGAATTTCTATTTTTTTAGCTTGGCTTAAACACTGTTGATCGTTCCCATTATCGTCGTCAGATATTTTAATTAATTTAATTTCATTAAAATCAAAAATACCTTTTATTAGATCAAAGTCTTCTTGCTCGTATTCTTTTTCGTAAACTACCGTCTTTACGCCATAAGCTGAAATCATATTAGCACAATATGAACATGGGAGTAATGTTACCGCTAAGATATTAACCTCCCCTTTCTTACATAGTGATAAGCAATTAGTTTCAGCGTGTATCATTAAGGGGCGGCGTTCATCGCGAGTAAAATTCTCCCAACTTAAATCCCTCCCAGAGGCAAGTCCATTATATCCGACTCCAATAATCATATTTTGATAATTAAGAGCACAAGCACCCACCTTTACGAAGGGGTCTTCACTTCTAATTGAAGCAGCCTTAGCTAGCTCAAGAGCATATTCTTCCCATGTAGGTCTTTCGCTACTCATGAAAAATAATTTTCCAGAAAACAGAAACTATAAATACATATAATATTACTGCTACCGTAAGCATTTAAATTTTATTTAACTTTGTAAATAACATGTGGTCGTCCCATCTTGCCAGATGTTTTTCTCATAATGGTAATCTCTCCAGTTTCTACAGCTTTATTAAGTTTAGAGTGAACCGATACTCTAGATAATCTACCTTGCATTTGTTTAGCTACATCGCTTGCTGTAAACTCTACACGGGGCCATGTTACTTCGACGGGCTTTCTGCCCCTTTTCATTTGGTTAGGTTTATCTTTCATATATAAATAAAAGGTATAAACATTTTTTAAATTAGTCAATTATTTTTTTTGCAAAAAAAGTAAATAATAGTATTTTAAAAAAATGACAATTTTAGATATATGCATAGAACTTTATAAATGGTTTCAAACAAATGACTCTTTAAATGTAAAAAGCAATTTTAAAGATATATTCTTGATATCTGAAAACGAAGCAACTGACAAGGCTACATTAATCGCTGGACTAAAAAAGTTAGAGGAGCAAAAAGTAATTACAGAAGTAATAGTGGATGGACAAACTATTTTTATATTAAATCAAAAGCTAGAAAGTTTAACTCAAGATGTGGCATTAGACAGAAATACTACTATGAAAATTGCCACCGTAATAAATAATTTTTGCGATTCAATAGACGATCACATGGATATTGTTGATCCCAGCAACATACGACCCAAAGACGTGTTGCATCTTGCTCTAATTATGGAAGCTATGCAAAAAGAAGGTTTAGCTCCAAAAAAAATTGACTAGTTTTCAAAAGAATATTAAAGTGAGAAAAAGGGTTGAGAACCCCTTTTAAGCTCGCTGAGAGAAATCAGTGGAGTTTTCCTGAGATAAACCACATAACGGTTGGGAACTTGAGTCTGGGTTGCATTTTCAAGGGATACAGCTTCCTATTAAATACTAGGAGTAAAAAACGCTTGGTTAATTACCAAGGCATTACCCCGCGTGAGCGGTACATAAACGTAACTAGAGTTTTTTAAGTCGCAGTTTCTCTGGCCCTTTTAACAGGGGGTAGTTTATGCCAAATGTAAGTTTGGTTGTATTTTGTGTCTTGAAGTTTCCCTCTTCAATTAAAATAATAAAAGGGCCGAAGAAAAGAATAGACACTTAATAATACAATGCCCCCCTCTGTGGGGGTATTGTGTCTTTATTTCCGAGAAAAGTATCAACACTTTCAGAATCGTATTGATTTTAAATCAAAATATTATAATATATTTTAATAAGTATATTCTTGAATGAAAACTAAAATAATTGGCATAGCTGGTGTCGCAGGAGCTGGTAAAGATTTATTTTATAAATTATTATCTAAAAAAATAAAATGCAAAAGGTTTTCGTTGGGAGATGAACTCAAAAAAGAAGTAAAATCTTACTGCCTTGAACATTTTAATATTGATCCAACTAATTGCTCCAGAGAAGAAAAAAACATAATAAGAAAGTGTCTTGTGTCCCACGCTTCCGTAAAAAGAAGCATAACTAAGGGAAGGTACTGGCTTGATAAGGTCGATAAGCAAATTAAATATCATACTTTTAATCAATTAAGAGATGGATTAATAGAAGATTATTGCTGCATTACTGATATAAGATATAACGAGTACGAGCATGACGAGGTTTCTTGGTTGAAAAATGAATTAGGAGGGGTTTTAGTTCATATTTCACAATTCAAGATGGCTGGTAATAAAAAAATCTTCCTACCTCCTGCTAACGCAGATGAGGCTTCCCAAGAAGATGGTTTAAAACAGTGCGCCGATTATTCTTACGAATGTGAATTTATAAAAGGAACCCAAAAAGAGATTGAAAAAAAACTCTCCGACTCTTTAGTTAAAGACTTTATAAAAATAATAAAAAAATAATTGACACGGCTTCAATATCTAATTACTCTAAGTGAGTAATGAATGATTCAAATAAAAAAACAAAAGGTGCGTGGAGCGAGCGAGAGATCGGAGCTTTATGGTTACAAAAGAGTCAGGCGGGTAATAAGTACCTCGGTGGACATTTAGTACTCGAAGGAGAAGGCCTAGAAGAGAATAGAGAGAAGATTACAGTTTGGGCTAATAAAGACAAGAAAAACGAAAAGGCTCCTGATTACAGGATTTACAGATCAGAACCTAAACAGCAAGATTCTAGTTCCACAGTAACTCCTCAAGTAGTCGAAAGCGAAGAATCCGAAGAAGAACTCGACGTTCTATAAAGTGAGCTTCGCCGCTAATATACCTCTCAATGGAGTCTCTTTTGGGCAAGTTTCCACCTTGCTCATGAGAGGCTTTTATAGTAGAAACTTAGAGCCAGCTATTTTTGCGATTTCAGGACAGATAGATTTATCCAGCCAAAAAGAAAATAAAGGGTTCTTTGATTACGTGTCGAAGTGCGCCTCCAAAGCTAACTTAGAACATTCTAGGGATACCCCTTGTTTTAAGTTGTGGCATTTGAATGGGGGTCTAGATTCATTTTCTAAAACTCATAATTTTTTAACGTTTTATGAATTAGATGAACCTACCCCTGCTGAGTTAAATGTAGCAAAAAATGTAGATAAACTTTTGCTAACAAATAAATATGCACAAAACATATTTGAGCAATACGGCGTAGAAAGCCACCTAGTGCCTTTAGCTTTTGACCATTTTAACTTCAACAAAACGAATAAAAAATATTTCGAAGATGACAGAATAGTTTTTAATATTTGTGGTAAATTTGAAAAAAGAAAAAACCACGCTAAGAGCATTGCAGCTTGGATAAAAAAATTCGGCAACAATAAAAAATATTCTTTACAGTGTTCACTATATAACCCCTTTCTTGATGAAAAGAGAAATAGGGATTCTTTCGTAGAGCTGCTAGGCGGGAAAAACTATTTCAACGTGCAATTTCTTGGACACATGCCCAGAAATGAATTATATAATGACTTTTTAAATTCGGGAGATATAATTATAGGGATGTCAGGAGCAGAGGGATGGGGTTTACCTGAATTTCAGTCAGTAGCTTTGGGGAAACATTCTGTTATACTAGATGCACACGCATACCAAGAATGGGCAAGCTCTGAAAATAGTACCTTAGTTACTCCTTCGGGCAAGATTGAGGCTTACGATAACATATTTTTCCAAAAGGGGGCTCCATTTAACCAAGGAAATATTTTTGATTTTAATGAGGATGATTTTATATCTGCCTGTGAAGAAACTATCAAAAAAGTAGAGCTAAATAAAAATAATAAAAACGGAGAAAAGCTTCAAAAAGATTTCTCCATAGATAAAACTTTAGATGTTTTATTGCCTTTAATTGATGAATAATGCCCACTTATATCTTTCAACATCCTGATAATAATGAGGTCTTAGAGATATCCCAAAGAATATCTGACGTTCATGAATATGTTGACGATAATGGAGTTAAATGGAACAGGGTGTTCACCGTCCCTCACGCTAGCTTCCCAAATATGACCCGCATAGACGCGGGATCAGAGCAGGATTTCATGAAGAGAACTGATGGGTTTGACGGAACCATAGGGGATTTAATGGATTTATCTAAAGATTTAAGTGATAAAAGAAAAGAGGGTACGGGTAAAGATAAAGTACAGCAAAAATTCTTCAAAAACTACTCCAAGAAAAGGCATGGATTAAAACATAAGGAAGATACGTCTCACCTTAATCCAAAATACTTACCTAACTCAGATGGAGTCGTAGAAATATGAGATTTTCCATTTTTACTCCATCTCATAACCTCAAAAGAATTGACCGCACAATAAAAAGCGTAGCTGATCAATCATTTAAAGATTTTGAATGGGTAATTTGCCTAAACAACGAAGCCCTAACTCAAGACTCCGAATTACAGGCTAAGTTAAAAGATAAAGGTATAAATTATAAAATAATAAAATGGGACGGCGATACCGATAAAATTGGAGCCTTAAAAAAATATTGCTGTGATAATTGCTCGGGCGAATTATTAGTCGAACTTGACCATGATGACGAGCTTTCCCCTGACTGTCTTGAAGAAATTGAGATTGCTGATACATTTCATAACGCTGATTTTTATTACTCAGATGATATAGATATCGTAGAATCCACGGGCGATTCTATCGCTCCTTATTCTAAAGAATTTGGTTGGGAATATTACGACTGCCCTCGTACCAAAATGATAGCTACCAGAGCTTTTCAACCAAGTCCTTTAACCTTCGGATTTATATGGTACGCCCCCAACCATGTAAGGGTCTGGAAAAAAAACTTTTACGATAAAATTGGCGGCCATGACATCACTATGGATGTTTTAGATGATCACGATTTAATTTCTAGAACTTATATTCATGGATCAGTACATCTTATCAATAAACCTTTATACATTTACTGGAGGCATGATGAAAATACATGTTACGGAGAAAAAAATGCAAAAATACAAGGGCTAACGCTTGAGCTCCACGATAAATACATAGAGGACTTGTGTAAAAAATGGAGTGATATTAACAATCTAAAAAAAATGGACCTGTGCTGTCATCAATACAAGGCCGAAGGGTTTATGGGTGTAGATGGCTACCCCTACCCAAACGTAGACATAGTATGTGATCTAGATAAACCTTGGCCCTTTGAAGATAATAGTATAGGAGTTTTTAGAATGCAGGACGCCTTGGAACACCTCCGAAACCCAATTCAAACCATGAAAGAGCTTTACAGATGTTTAGCTCCAAACGGATGGGTTCTAATTAACGTGCCAAATACCGATGGCAGGGGTGCGTTTCAAGACCCAACTCATGTATCTTTTTGGAACAGTAATAGCTTCTGGTATTACACAAAAGCTCAACAAGCTCAATTCATTAACACTCCTGTAAAATTTAAACTAGCACGTATAGCCAATTATTTTCCCTCAGATTGGCATCAAACTCATTTGATTAATTATACTCGCGCCCACTTAATGAAGTTAGATGATGGTGTTATTCCCGCAGGTGGAAGAGAGATATAACTTTCACCCTACACTTATTTCTTTTTAAAAAAAAGTATTTTTACCAAATCGTAAATTTTGCTTTTCTTAGTTTAAAAAAAATGTAAATATATACAGACTCTTAATTAACAATGAATTCTTCCGACCTACAGGTAAAAAAAAGAAATAATAGACTTGAAAAACTAGACATATCTAAAATTAATACTTGTGCCGAAAGAGCTTGTGAAAATCTAGATAACGTTTCCGCTAGCGAAGTAGTTCTTGATGCCCACGTACAGCTTTATGATAAAATTACTACTAAAGAAATAGACCAAGCTCTAATCATGTCTGCTAGACAAAAAATGGAAAAAGAGCCCAACTATTCTTTTGTTGCAGCTAGATTATTACTTGGAAACATTCATAAAGAAGTATTCGGCAGTAGCGTTGATAAAGACGCTTTCGACAATCAATATAGACTATCTTTCGTACAAAATATTAAACTACTAGTTAAAGAGGGCATCTTAGATAAAAAATTATTAGATTTTGATTTAAAAAAGTTAGCTAACTCATTAGACCTAGAAAGAGATTATAAATTTAAATATCTTGGTTTGCAGATTTTACACGATAGATACTTTCATAAAATTAACGATAGAAGACTTGAATCTCCTCAGTCTTTTTGGATGAGAGTAGCAATGGGTTTAGCTATTAACGAGGAAAATAAAAATGAAAAAGCTATTGAATTTTATAATACAATCTCTAAATTTCTGCTTTGTTGCTCTACTCCTACTTTGTTTAATAGTGGTAGTACTCATAGTCAGCTTTCCAGTTGCTATCTTAACACTTTTGATGATTCTATCGATGGAATTTTCGAAGGTGCTTGGCAAGAAGCTAGAAAATCAAAATACGCTGGAGGGTTAGGCTTTGATGTTTCTAATTTTAGGTCATCAGGCTCCCACATTAAGGGTACTAATGGTACTTCCAGCGGTCTTGTCCCTTGGTTAAAGATTTTTAACGATCTCCTCGTTGCTGTAAACCAAGGAGGCAAACGACCAGGTGCAGGATGTGCATACCTTGAGACGTGGCATTTAGACATAGAAGATTTTCTTGACCTTAAAAAGAACACGGGAGACGAACGCAGACGCTGTCATGACTTAAATACCGCAAATTGGTTAAGTAATCTTTTCCTAGAGTACGTAAGGCTCGATAAAGATTGGTACTTGTTTTCTCCCTCAGATACAAGTGATTTACACGACCTATATGGCGAAAAATTTGATAAAAAATATAAAAAATATTGTAAAATGGCTGACCAAGGAGAAATCAGCAATTATAAAATAGTCAAGGCTAAAGACTTATGGAAAAGAATGCTAAGGGTCCTTTTTGAAACTGGCCATCCTTGGATGACTTTTAAAGACAACTCCAATCTTAGATATTCTAATTCTCATGAGGGTGTAATCCATAGCTCCAATTTATGCACAGAAATATTTCTTCATACAAAGCCCTCTCTTTTTAATGAGGGAGAAAAAACAAAGGTGGGTGAAACTGCTGTATGCAACTTAAGCTCTGTTAATTTAAAAGAACACATAGGAAATGATGGTAAATTAGATTTTAATCTTCTAGCTCACACGATACAAGTTCAAATGAGAATGTTAGATAATGTTATCGATTTGAACTTTTATCCCACAGCCGAAGCTAAAAACTCTAACCTAAAACATAGACCCGTGGGCGCTGGATCAATGGGATGGCACGATGTTTTTCATAGCTATGAATTAGATTATTCTTCCGATGAAGCGGTAAAGCTTTCTGACGAGCTTTATGAGTTCATATCCTACCATTGTATTTTAAATTCTAGTAAGTTGGCTAAAGAAAAAGGGGCTTACTCGACCTATAATGGGTCTTTATGGGATCAAGATATTTTACCTATTGATACCTATAAAAACCTTATGAATTATATGAATCAAAAGCCTATTATTCATAGAGGTAAAAAGTATGCCCCCGAGGTAGATTGGAAGACCGTTCGTTCTTCCATCTCTGAAAACGGCATGAGAAACAGCAATACTATGGCTATTGCACCCACAGCAACCATCTCTTATATCCAAGGCTGCTCGCCTTCAATTGATCCAGATTTTTCTACATTTTTTGTATACGAAAATAAAAGTGGGAATTTATTTATCACTAACGAGTGGTTCGTCAAGGAGTGTAAAAATTTAGGGATATGGGATAACACTTTTCGAGAAGCGCTTAAGATGGTAGACGGCGACGTTAATTTGTTAAGCGATGAAGTAATCCCTTCTCATTTAAAATCCAGATATAAAACAGCATTTGATCAAGATCAATTTAAATTGGTAGACTGCGCCGCCGCTAGACAAAAATGGATAGATATGGGACAATCACTAAACCTTTTTAACAACTCAACTTCTTTAAAGTATTTAAATGATTTATATTTTTATGCTAAAGATAGAGGATTAAAAAGCACATATTATTTAAGGAATAAAAGTGCAAGTAAGATTGAAAAATCTACAAGCACCAAAGTACAAGAGGAACCCAAGGCTTGCAGCATCCTTGACCCTGATTGCGAAAGCTGCCAATAAAAATGGAAAATTATGAATAAAAGCGGATTATTATTAGGAGAAGAGATAGCGGGAGTAAATCAAATTTTACCCCACAAACATCAATTTGCTTGGGATTTATTCCTTAAAGGGGTCGCCAATAATTGGTCTCCCTCAGAAGTTAATATGTCAGATGACGTTGATCAGTGGAAAAATGAATCATTATCAGAGGATGAAAAATTACTCGTTAAAAGATGCCTTGGGTTTTTTGCTGGAAGCGAGTCCTTGGTTGGTAATAATTTACTTCTTACTGTCGCGAAGTGGGTAACAGACCCTGAGTGTCGTCAATATGTACTCAGGCAAGCGTATGAAGAATCTTTACACAATTGGACAGTGGTTACGTGCTGCGATAGTTTCGGACTTAAAGTCTCTGAAGTCTACGAAGCCTATGTTAACATCCCCTCTATCAAAGCTAAGGATGACTTCCTTATGGAGATAACTACTAATGTAAATAGACCAGAATTCTCCACTAAATCAGCAGAAGGTAAAAAAGAATTTTTAAGAAATTTAGTATCTTATTATATAGTCTGTGAAGGAACTTTCTTTTTTAGTGGATTCGCCATGTTACTTGCTCTTGGGAGGCAAAATAAACTTCCTGGTTTGTCAGATCAAATTAGGTACACCTTAAGAGATGAAAGCTTGCATATTCAATTTGGCACGTACCTAATAAACACCCTTAAAGAACAGTACCCCAACATCTGGACAAAAAAGTTCGAGGAAGAAACTGTAGATCACATCAAAAAAGCGGTTGAGCTTGAAATAGCGTACGCCCACGATGTTCTTCCTAGGGGCATACTTGGATTAAACGCCGATATGTTTGTTGATTATATGCAATATATTGGAAATCGCCGTTTAGAAGGCATAGGCATTGATTTTAGATTTGATAGCGATGAAAATCCTTTTCCTTGGCTTTCGGAAGTAGTTGATACTGGAGCTATGACTAACTTTTTTGAAAGAAAGGTAAAAGATTATCAAAACTCTGGAGTTTTAGAGGATGATTTTTAATACGTAACGTTTTTTTAATAATATCTATAAAAAATAGTGTATATATTAATATGGAAGGCTCAGTTGATCTACAAACGTTCATGAATATCGCCATAGGCTTGATATCCTTTTTCGGTGGATGGATTTTAAAGGTTATATGGGAAAAAACCAATATTAACGCCGAACACATAGAAGAACTGCGAGAGCATCACGAGGTAGACCTGAAAGAAGAAAGGTCTAGATTGAACGCTTTAGCTTTAAGCTTGCCCGAAAAATATGTTTCTAAAGGTGATTTCGACAACCTAGTTAAAACAGTTCACCATCGCTTCGATAGACTTGAAGAAAAAATAGACCACCTAACAGAAAGACGTTGATTCCAAATCAAAAAGCACCTAAAATAAGGTGTGAGATATGTTATCATAGCTGATTTTTGGCCAGAGGATTATGCAGGAGGAGGCGGTAGTCATTCTGGTGGAGCAGAATTAAGCGATCAAATTCTCTACGAATTGCTTCAAAATAAAGGTGAAGATGTTGCTAAGTACAAAAGCTCCGAGGTTACTAGAGACTTAATAGAGCAGGAAAAAGATTCTGCTTTTATCATATCTAACTTCTTCAAGATTCACCATTTTTTAATAGAGGAAATACAAAAATTAAAATATATATTATACTGTCATGATTATAAATTTATACCTCATACTGAGCCTCAGAGGTATGAAAATTTTATTGCTCCAAAAAAAGATTTAATATTTGTTGATTTTTTTAAAAATGCTAAATCTGTAATATGTCAGAGCGCGTTACAAGAAAAAATATATTATGATAATCTACAAATTAGTAACTTAGTTAATTTATCTGGAAATCTATGGAATAATGATACTTTAAATTTCATAGAAAGCCTTTCTAATAATGAAAAATCTAAAGCATGTTCCGTAGTAAAATCTCCTTATATACAAAAAGGAGTTCCTGAAGCTATTAAATTTTGTATTCAAAATGGCTTGGACTATCAATTGATTGGCGATAAGAATTATAAAAATTTTTTAACTCAATTATCATCTAATTCTTCGCTTACATTTTGGCCCCGTGTTCCTGAAACGTGTGGAAGGGTA